ATGTGAACAAAGGCAGATCCTCCGTACAGGTGACTGCTAAGTCAGAAGTAAGGGATAATGTATAATGTGGGAAAAAATAAAAACATTTTTTAAAGAACGTGGTGAAGGTACTGCGTGGGATTTAGATTATGGCAAACTTATAATTATAGCTCTTTGTATTTACATAGCGTTTATAAAATGAGCAACATGAAACATATAACAGTAATGATACTGGCGTTAGGCTTGATGGGCTTATTAGGTATCATAGTCGTGGATGAATTTATGATGGCATCGGAGATGGGTGGTGAGTTTGATGAGGGCATCTTGGCCTTGTTGAATAATGCACTTGTTGGTGTTGTTGGTATTGTAGCAGGTTATGTTACAGGTAATAAAGGGTGTAATTGTAAATGAATAACTTTAGGATAATATGTTCACAATGTACAACATATCAAGAGTGTTCAAAAGCAGGTAAGTGTTTAAAGGCTTAGTGGTGGAGAAGTAGATGTCACAAGATCCAAGACTAAAACGTGCAGGTGTCAGTGGTTTTAACAAACCAAAGAGAACACCTAATCATGCTACAAAGTCACATGTTGTTGTGGCAAAGTTAGGTGATACAATAAAAACAATTCGTTTTGGTCAACAGGGTGTTAGTGGTGCAGGAAAGAATCCTAAGAGTGCAAAAGATAAAGCACGAAAGACATCTTACTATGCAAGACATAATGCACAGGATGCAAGTCCTTCAAAACTTTCAGCACGATATTGGTCACATAAAGTAAAATGGTAACATTCTTTGTCATATCAATATATGTTGCACTTGTTTATAACTTAGTCGCTTTATTATGGATGTCAGATGATTAATGCAGTAACACAATTATTAGGTTCAGTTGGTGGTCTTGCTACTTCTTATTTAGATGGCAAGACTGCTGTACAGAAAGCTGAAGCACAGATACGTATGAAGGAAGCAACAGGGGATATTGATTGGGATCTTGCTGCTATACGTGCCACTCAAGGATCATGGAAAGATGAGTGGATTTTGCTGTTGTTTTCTATTCCTTTAATCCTAGCCTTTACTGGTGATTGGGGAAGAGAGACAGTGGCACAAGGATTTGCTGCTCTGGAAGCAATGCCACAATGGTATCAACTATCATTAGGTGGTATTGTAAGTGCCAGTATAGGCATGAAAGGGATTGGCAAGTTCTATGGAAAGAAGAAACTAAAGTAAATCTTAAGAATTAAACGAGGGAGAACGTAATGAGATACGTATTGTCAATTATTATCGCTATAAGTATGATAGCACCATCGGTATCAGCAAGAGAAGCTGATCAAATATCAGTAGTAGGGTCTTCAACTGTATTTCCTTTTGCTACGATAGTAGCAGAAAGATTTGCAAAAAATACAGGTAATAAAGCACCTATTATTGAATCCACAGGATCAGGTGGTGGATTAAAATTATTCTGTGCAGGAATTGGTCTGGGGCATCCTGACGTAACTAATGCAAGTCGTGCTATTAAACAAAGCGAAAAAGATTTATGTGCTAAAAATGGAGTAACTCCTATAGAGTATTTAATAGGATATGACGGAATAGTTTTTGCTAACAGTAGTTCATCAAAGTTATATAAGTTAACAAAAGAGCAAATCTTTTTAGCTGTAGCAAAAGATATACCTTCTAATGGTAAGTGGGTTACAAATGGTTATAAGTATTGGTCTAATATAGACCCTACCTTACCTAAAGTAAAAATTAATGTATTAGTACCTCCACCTTCATCAGGTACAAGAGATGCATTTGTAGAGTTAGTTATGCATAGTGTTTGTAAGAAAATATATAAGATGCCGAAAAAGGGAGAAGAAGGTTATAAGGCAAGATGTTCCTCAGTACGTGAGGATGGGTCTGTTGTCGAAGCAGGTGAAAATGATAACCTTATAGTCGAGAAACTAACAAAAGACCAATCACGTTTTGGAGTTTTTGGATTTTCATTTCTAGACCAAAATAGAGATCGTGTGCAAGGTTCAGTAATTGACGAAGTATCTCCCTCATTTGATACTATTGCCGATGGTAGCTATAAAGTCAGCAGACCCCTTTTCTTCTATACGAAGAAAGAACATCTTGACGTAGTGCCTAATCTGCAAAAGTATGCTGACTACTTTATGTCGTTAGCGACAGATGATGGACCGTTAGCAGATGCAGGACTCATACCTAAAAAATAAAATTGCATACTTTCCATACAGAAAACTGTACCTTGGTACTAAGTTGTTTCCAGTATCAAGGTGCAGATACAAAAATGCCCACATAAGAAAGAGAGAAGATAGACATGAGTTATACATTAAGTTCAAAAAGTTTAAGCAGACTAGAAGGCGTAGACAACTCCTTGCAGAACTGCGTCAAATCGGCAATAGGTTTGACTAAAATTGATTTCGGCTGCATTTGCGGCATGAGAACTCCTCAAGAACAACAAGCCCTCGTTGATAAGGGTGCTTCACAGACTTTAAAATCTAAACACCTTGAAGGTCTAGCAGTAGACCTCATGGCATATGTTGGAGGGAGGGCCTCATGGGAATTAAGTCTATATGACGATATAGCTGATGCCATGAAGGAAGCTGCAAAGCTTGAAAACGTGGGCATTCGTTGGGGAGCAGCTTGGCATATTGATGACATTCGCACTTGGGATGGCACAATGGAAGAGGCTATGAACGCCTATGTAGATCTTAGAAGGAGTCAAGGTAGAAGACCATTTATAGATGGACCTCACTTTGAGCTTTCATAATGGGTTTGTGGCTACCGATAATACTACTGTGTTCTGCACCTTATGCAGAAAGCTGTGTAGTAATAACAGGCAATGAATTGGTGACAACAAAAGAACAGTGTTTTGCTAACTCAGTAGATAAAGCAAAGATAGCTATGAAGAGTCCTCAAGTTTTTCAAGCTAAACCAATGTGTCAAATTGTACCTAAAATAGTATTGCCTGAATCAACAAAAGGAACAGATATCTAATGGCTAGAAACTTAACGGAAAAACAACAGAAGTTTCTTGATGTTCTCTTTGAGGAAGCAGAGGGTAATCCTGTCACTGCAAAGAAACTAGCAGGATACAGCGAGAATAACTCTACTGCTGCAATAACCTCATCACTTCAAGAAGAGATAGCTGACTTAACTAAAAAGTTTATTTCAAGCAGTGCAACAAAGGCTGCCTATTCTTTACACCAGATTATGCATAGTCCTACAGACTTGGGTAATAAAGAAAAGATGATGGCTGCAAAAGATATACTTGACAGAGGTGGGTTTGTAAAAACCGATAAGGTAGAAGTAACCTCTTCAAGTCCACTCTTTATTCTACCACCTAAACACAATGAAGACGAATAGAAACTGGAAATTACCTAAACCAGAAGAGACAGAAGATGGCTACAACTGGAAGCCTGTAGTCAGAGTTGGTAGGACTATACCCTTTGGTTACAAGCAGAGTGAGGATGACAAAGATCTTCTTCTCCCTATTGTAGAAGAACTAGAACTGTTAGAGAAAGCTAAGAAGTTTATCAGGCAGTACAGTTATCGTCAAGTTGCAAACTGGTTAAGTACACAGTCAGGTAGAAATATCTCACATGTAGGTTTAATGAAGAGAATTAGAATTGAACAGAAACGTAAGACAGAAGCTTCAACTCAACGCTACCTTGCCCAAAGGTACAAAGAAGCGTTACAAAAAGCAGAGAACCTTGAAGCCAAAGTTACAGGAAGAAGAGAAGAAGGTATTACCACAGGTTAAGCCTGAACCGATAGAAGTAGAAGTAGCTCAACAAAAAGTTATCTTTGAACCTAATCCCGGACCTCAAACAGAATTTCTTTCTGCTAATGAACGAGAAGTCCTTTACGGAGGCAGTGCAGGTGGCGGCAAGAGTTACGCCATGCTTGCAGATCCAGTACGCTACCTGAACAATCCACACTTTAGAGGATTGTTAGTTAGGCGTACAACAGAAGAATTAAGAGAACTGATCTCAGTATCTAAACAGTTATACCCACAGGCTATTCCAAATATTAAGTTTATGGAAAGAGACAAGACTTGGGTAGCACCATCAGGAGCAACACTATGGCTCTCCTACCTAGATAGAGATGATGATGTAACAAGATACCAAGGTCAGGCATTTAGTTGGATAGGGTTTGACGAACTTACACAGTGGCCTACACCTTATCCTTTTGATTACATGAGATCCAGACTACGTACTACTAGAGATAGTGGACTAGAAGTTTACCAGAGAGCAACTACAAACCCCGGTGGTCCGGGACATAGTTGGGTTAAGAGAATGTTTGTAGATCCTGCTCCACATGGCAAAGCGTTCTGGGCAACAAATTTAGAAACAGGACAGCAGTTAACATGGCCTAAAGGTCATAGCCTTGAAGGGCAACCACTGTTCAAACGGAGATTTATACCTGCTACGTTATTTGATAATCCATACTTAGCAGATGATGGCATGTACGAGGCAAACTTGCTCTCGTTACCAGAGAACCAGAGGAAACAACTACTAGAAGGTAATTGGGATGTTAATGAAGGAGCAGCTTTTCCTGAGTTTAATAGGAGTATCCATGTTGTACAACCTTACGAGATACCTAGTGGATGGACAAAATTTAGAGCTTGTGACTATGGCTACGGAAGCCACACAGGGGTTGTCTGGTTTGCCGTTGCTCCTGATGAACAAC